CTTGGTTATTGTAACGCCCGCTGTCCAAGTCCCGCTATTGCCGGTCTTGATTTTTATGTTATACCCGGCAGTATCATAGGTGGCGACTGCATGATTGTACGCAGCTTGTCTCGTCAGGAATGCCCCGCCAGAGCTATTCGTAAGCCCATCATTACTATCGTTGCCGTCCGTGCGAACCCAAAGAACTAGATCGGCTGTAAGCTTTTCGCGGAATTGTGAAGTAATGGCAATCGTCCCTGACGTGCCAGGCAGAGTTGCTGTGACATCCCCGGCAAGTGATTCAGGCGCTTGAACCCTCACCCTGTGCGTGCCGTTGTCCGAGTCCTCACGAAAATCCAGAGAGGCTGGACCGGAAGCCGACGCCGCAGTCCACCTGGACGCCAGATCGGTGAGCGCCGCCGAATACGCCTGCACCGTGGCCCCGACCGCAGCCGCGATCCGCGCCACGGCCGATTGCGCCACGCGCTGCGCCGTCCATGCGCGCCGGTCCGTCGCCGTTCCGGTCTCGGCTTCCGCCTGTTCGACCGTGGCCGCCGTCCACTCGCGCGCGTCGGTAAACCGGCTGTCGTCGCCGGCCGCCACCGTTCCCGCCGTGGTGCCGACATTGAGTGCCGCCGCGCCGCCGAGCGTCGGCTTGTTCGCCAGATCGTCATAATCGCCGCTGAATGCGACGGCGGCCAGACCGGCCGTCCCGTCGACGCCGTTTTTAGCCCACGACACGCCGATTTCGGCATCGTTGTCTATGCTGCCACCGGACGCGACGTGCGCCACCGTGAGCGAATGCCAGCCGGTGTTATCCACGACCGCCGAAACGTCGAAGATGGCGAAATTTTCCTCCGCCCCGATTTCCGTGATGATCAGTTGCCCGCCGTCGCCGTCATCCCAGGAATTGATCCATGCGGAAATGTCCGGGTTGCCGACTGCCGCCGTTCCCTCGTTGATGGCGATGATCGTGGTTGAAGCCGCCACGTCATTGAAGCGCAGATAGCCCGCAGTCGGGTTCGCCATCGAAGTCGACGTGCTGAAGGTGTACTTGACGCCGCCGATCGTGCCATCCGCCCCATCCGAACCCGCAAAGGTGCCGTTGGCGTCCTTCAGATCCTTCATGATGCGCTTGATGGCGCGGCGAAGGGTTTCCGTCATCGGATCCTTGGCAACGCCCTCGCCGATCTCGATCGGGGGCGAGCCGGGAACCGTGCTGTTGCCCTCGTCCGTGTTGGCGTAGTCGGATATAGCCATCGGCTATGTCTCCAATGCAGAAAACCCGCCGAAGCGGGTTGTGGCAGTTTCAGGAATTCAGAAGGTCAGCAGTCTTCGCGGGCGAAGTGCGAATAGCGATTGCAGTCCTCGCCGGGGAGGAAGGATGCCGGGCCGAAATAGATCGCTGACCAGACCAGCGCCAAGACGAAAAAGGTGGGGACGCCCTTGCCGGGGTTCCTGTTTTCTATCCAGTAGGATGCCGCGACAATCGCGACGATGAAGCCCAATGCGATCAATCCACCGCCTCTTGCAGCGCGGGCTTGACCCATGTGTGCAGCCCGGTACGGACGCCGGGAAGAGTCGCCCCCGGCAGTTGCCGTATCATGGCATTAGCTCCCGACTTTTGCAAATCGCCGCTCGCAAGCTGCGAAGCGATCGTCGTCAGGTCTTCCAGAATGCCCGCAGAAGGCCCGAGAACGGCGCCAAGCTTGTTCCGGCTTGCATAGCGCGAAGCCTTGCCGCCCCGGTCCTCGTCGCCCGCTATGGCCTGCGCACCGCTGACGATGCCGACCGGCGATCCGAGTTTTTCCGCCGTGTTCGATATCTCGAACGGGATCGACAGGATACCCGTCCGGTCCAGCCCGTCCGCGATCCACAGGCCGGGATTGTTCATCAGGCGTTCGGCTTCGTCCGTGTCGCCGCGTTCCATGTATTTCAGGTAGGCGACCATCATGCCGAGCGGCGTGGCGACAGCCATAGACTGCGCCAGCCGCAACGGGCTTTCCTGCAAGCCGGACAGCAACACCTTCTGGTGCGAGGCCATGCCGAAGGACTTGAACTGCATGATCAGCTTGCCCCAGTTGGAGCGGGTCCAGAGCGGCTGATCGGCAGCGCCCTTTGTGACGATGGTGCGGTCGACGTCCTTGTTCAGCGCCGCGCCCCATACCCGGCGCAGATAATCGTCATCCCATGCGCGGACGTTCGCGCCCCATATGCCGCCTTCCTCTACGCCGTGCTTCCTGATCTGTTCGGCAATCTGTTCGGCCATGTTTTCATCGATGCCGAGATAGGCGAGATAGGCCCGGTCCCGTTCGCTTGCCTTGGCCCAGTTCAACGCCGTCTTCGCCATGCGGTTCTGCGTCATGACCGACGCGATGGTTTTCATCGTGTCGTTCCAGTAGGGCAGTCCGGTCAGCTTGGTAAAGACGCGGGTCGAGTTCGACAGGAACCGCTCGTATTTCGATCCGTAGCGATACGGATCCTGCAATTCGGCGAGAGAGGCAAGGCGGGAATTCATGACCGCTTCCGTCACCGCGCCGAGGTCGCGCGCGTCCTGGCGGGCGATGCGGACCGAGCGCAGGCCGGAAACCAGCGCCGGCAGTCCCTCGCGCATTGTCGCCGCCATGCCGTGAACGGCCAGCGGGCGCGCGATATCGGTCAGGCTCGACATGACCACGCCGCCGAGCAGCCGCATGTAGTTCCACGCCAGCGCGCCGCGCGTGATGCGGCCCCAAACGTTGCTTTCCTCCGCCTGCCGATAGGTGCCCCGGATCATGTCGCGGAATGCCTGAAGGTTGTTCAGGTCGCGGTCACGCTGCGTGTTCAACTTCGCGCGCGCCTCTGGCGTCTTGGCCTGCTTGGCGAGATCGTCATATTCCTTTCGGATCGCGTCCAGCGTGTCCTTCATGTCGGCGCGGCCAAATTTCTCGGTCAACTCCACATCCGCCGCCATCGTCCGCGTATAGCGGCGAAGGATCATTTCCATGTCGTTCTCGAGGAAGTCCTCTACCAGCTCGTCGGGAATGTTGAAGGTGCGTTCCTTCAGCGGTCCGCGCGCCAGCGGCACCAGCCATTCCGGCAGATCGCCGGCACCGCGCCCGGTCAGATTGTTGAAGACGGAATCGACCACATCATCAACATAGGCGTCCATGTCGGCTTTCGACACGAAGTCGGGCCGCTTGTCGGCGGGAACCTTGTTCAATTCGCTCTGAAAGTATTCGCGCGCGATCTGCTTGAACCTCGGTTCCTCGCCGATCAGCCTTTGCCGGTTCCATAGCCGCGTGACATAGGAAGCCGCCGTGGTAACGCGCACATCTTCCGGCAGCAGTCCCGCCGCCTTGGCCCGTTCGAGCAGGGGGTCAAATATCTTCGCCCTTGCCTCCTGCGCCGCCCTTGTCACATGCGGATCGCCGAGTTCATCCACATCTCCGCGCCTGCCGGCCCGCGCCACGCGCACCATGAAGTCTGAACGCGATCCCTGGAACCCCTCGCCCTTGGCCTGCTTGTAAGCCGTCCTGGCTGATCGCATCCATTGCGACATGGCCCCGCGCTGGTAGACCTTCACGAGGTTTTCGACGTCCGGACCGAGCGACTTTCCTTCCATGTTCATCTGCGTGTAGACGGAATTGTCGACCATCTTCGCGTAGGCTTCGCGCACCTTCACGGATGGCGAAAACATGGTTTCAACGCCGGGGTTGATGCGGAGCGCCGCCGTCGCCTTGGCAACCGCCTGTGCTGCCCTGCCTCCGCCGACGCCAAGATCATCGAGCTTGATATCGTCGACCGCAGCCGCGCCCGCAGACTGCATCCGCGCCACGATGGTTTCCGCGATCTTGCCGGGGTTCTCGACCTCGCCCGCAAGATCGTCCTCGATACCCCTGGCAAGCCGCCCCCATTCGCCTTTGGAAAAGAACTTCGCCCCCGCAGCGCCAAGCAACGCGCCGAGCACCACGGAGCCGCCGATCGCCATGATCGATTCCTGATCCGTCCTGCCGGGGTTGACCGACGACAGGATCGCCTCCTGCGTCGTCACCGCAGCGCCGGCAAGCGCACCGACCTTCAAGGCGCTGCGCCCGATCTTGTAGCCGATGGCACCGGAACGCACCAGCGCGCCGCCCGGAATGAGAATGGTAGGGTCGAGAAGGCTTGCGCCGACGCGAAGGCCAACACCTGTCCAGCCCATCGCTGAGAGTGTTTCATCGTCCTTGCGGTTGCGGTCGATATCCTGCTTGATGACGCGGGTTTTCAGCGGGTTGTTCGAATCGATGAACCGGTCGGCAAATTCCTCATAGCCCCTGATTTCATCGGGCGCGAACGGGTTGTAATTCGGGTCGACGCGGTTCAGTTCATCGGACGTGTAATCGTTTTGCGCCGACGATATGGCACCGCCGATCGTTCCCTCGTAGCGCAGTGCCGCGCCGACGCCTTCCATAAGCGACGGTTCCGGCTCGTCAGATGGATGAAGCCCGATATACATGCCTTTCGGCATGAACGGATCGCGGATCAGCGGCATCAGGGCGACACACTCAAGGGATCGGAACCCTCGAATTCCCGTTCGAAGCGCAGGATGCGATATTTCTTCTTCAGATCAAACTTGCCGTCCGGGCTGATAATGACATCCTGACCGGGGCTGAGCGAACGATCGGCCCTGGCCTTCCATGCCTCATCTTCTGTTTTGAAGATCCGATAGCTCTTGCCAACTTCCGGCTGCATTTCGCCAAGCTCACGCATTACAGATTGATCGATCGGATCGGGCCTCGGTCTTGTCGGGCGATCCTTCTCTGCCTCCTTCGCCTTGACGGCGCTTTCTTCCTCGATGCGGACGCGGTCGTTTTCAAGCCGTTCCAGTTCCATCAGCCGTTCGATCTCGCGCGCCTTCTGCCAGTCCTGTTGCGTGTCATCCTTGATGACCTCGTCAACCGCCTTCTCTCGCACCTTGGCGCGTTCGGCTTCCGCCTTGCGGCGCTCGCGCTCGCGTTCCGCCGCCTCGACGCCCTTGCGCAGATCCTCGTCGATCTGCTGATTGCGCGTTTCCCTGTCCGGGACGAACATGCCGGGATAGGCCTGCCATGTGCCCGCCTCGTCTTTGTACCAGACATCGAACGGAATGTGCTCCTGCCCTTCCCTGCGGGCAACGTCCGTATCCTGGCTCGGGATCAACAGCACCTCGGATGCGGCAACGCCGTCGCGGCGCAATTCGTCCATCAACTGCGTCTTGGTCCAGTCGTGCGATCCCTTGTCGTCAGGAGGCAGAAGAACGGACGGCGCGTTCTTCATGATGTAGTGGCCGCTCGGTGTTTCTCCGACGCCATACATGCGCTTGAACCGCAGATCAGCGCGGTCCTTCGCCAGTTCCTTGTCCCCAGCCGTCTCAAACAGCGACTGCTTGTAGATCTCCCGATATTCCTCGGTCGCGATCGCCTGGCCCGCCTCGGACGGGAAGTCAGGCGCGTACACGTCGCTCTGGCCGGTGACCGCGCCATAGAGGCGCATGGGCGCACTCGAACCGAACAGCGCGCGAACGGTACTGTCATCGATATCCTTGATCAATTCCTTGGCATATTCGCTTTCCATGAAAGCCTTGCGCTGCGCCATCTTTTCCGGGTCACGCAGGTCAACCATGTACTGGCCGGCATCTTCCGGCGACATGCCAAGCCGTTCCGTCGCATGTCGCCATGCCTGCGCCGCCTCGGCAATATCCTTGCCGCCCTCCTGCTCGCCGAGCATGGCATCGCCGCGCAATGCAGCCAGTTCCGCAGCAAGCGCGCCGGCAACCGCCGCCCTGGCCGGATCGCCGCCGAACAATCCTGACCGGATCTGGTTTGATGCCGCGCCGGGAAGCACGCCCGTCCGGCCATAGACATAGGAGGCGATAGCGCGCGCCTTGGCATCTTCGTCATAGATGTTGCCACCGCCTACCATCGTGTCATAGGCCAGACCTATACCCTTCTTGGACTTGGTGTCGTAGGGATCGACCATCGCGCCCGCCCCGATCTTCTCGAGGAATTCGGTCGCGAGGAACTGGTCCTTGCGCTTTTCGTTCAGCGAATTGATCAGCGTCGCCTTGTCGTCATCGGCAAGCGGGCTGGCGAGGATTGCCTGTTGCGTGACGCCCGGATCGCCGGTCGCGATGCCAAGCTGAAACGCGCCTTTCACCTGCGCCGCCGCCGCATCGTACTGTGCTTTCGCCGCCCGGTCAGACGCGGCAATGCGCTGCTGCGCTTCCTCGCCAAGCGCCAGGACATCATCCGGCGACAGGTTGCGGAACTCGGGATGACTGAAATCAGGCGATGGCCCGCCTGCGCCGCCTGCGATCTTCTCCGCCTTGGAAATCCAGATGTTGGCGAACTGCTGCGCCGTCATGCCGGGACCGCCGCCATTCAGGCGCACCTCATCCCAACCGACTACATCGACCGCCTGCCGGCCCGGATTGGACAAGAGCTTGACCGCCCCGCCCGCGCCCTGCTGGTGAGCCAGATAGAGTTCACCGATCGTCGGTTCGCGTCCGAGTGCGGAACGAAGTGCCGCCGCATTGTCGCGCATCAGGCGCGCCGCAGCATCGGATGCTGCCGCCGGGTCGTACTTGTCGGTAAGCCCGTATTGCCTCGCCGTGCCGTCGGTGAACTGGAACAGCCCGCCTGCCGATGAATTCGGGTTCTTGGCGTTCGGGTTGCCGCTGCTTTCGATCTGGGCGATGACGCGAAGCGCATCGGCGGAAACGCCATGCCGGGCCGCAGCCGTTTCGATCTCCGCATCGATGCCGGCGCCAAACCGGATATTCACCTTTCCCGGTGTCGCGGTAAGGCCGGTCCTTTCCAGAAACGCCTTCGGGTCGCGGACGATGTCACCCTTGGCCTTGGCGAGGTCGAGTTCGCGATCCATCTTCGAGCGGACTTCAAGTTCCTGCTCTGGCGTCATCCATTGTTTTGCGCCTTCCATGTCGTCAAGAACGCGCCTCTTGACGTCCTCATAGGTGGTCGGGTCGGCAAAGACGGTCTGTGTGTGAGCCAGCATGGCGGCGGCGAAGTCGTCATTGCGCTTGGCGAGTTCGCTTGCTGCCCGGAAGGTGCCAGTGGTGCTGTCCACATTCGCAGAATAGGTGAATGACCACTCGTCATACATCTGCTGCGCGCGGGGAGAAGGCGCCTCGCCAAGATGGCGCTGGCGAACTTCAGCAAAGCGCGACTTGACTGCCTCCTGATAGCCCGCCGCATCGCCGGTCGCGGCTTTCTTCTGTTCCTCGTTGTACTGCTGCAACTCCATCGCGGTTTCGGCCCTTGCCCGCGAAAACCACGTATCGTCCTGACTGTCCTTCGTCTTTTTGAGTTGCGCCGCCCATGCGTCGCCGGCCGACGATACCGCATCGCCGAGCCCCTGCATGGCGCGGCCAGGCGCGGCGAACGCGCCATCTGACGCATAGGAAGCGGTCGTGCCTCCGCCAAGACCCTGCCGGCGCTCGTATGTCGGGAACTTCGCCATTAGCGCCTAAGCTCCAGCGGTCTGTAGGACGTGGCGCGCCCGCCGGCGCTTTTGGCGAGAGAACCAAAGCCGCCGATGACGGACGATACCGCATTGATCGTGCCGGCCTGCTTTGCCGCCTTGCCCTCGGCGCGGAAGCGGGTTGCATCATTGCCGAACGCCGTCGCGGCGGCGCGCCCGCCGTAGAGCCGGGACAAAACGTCCAACTCGCCGGCCTTATAGCTGTCGCCAAATATGGCGAGCGGCGAGCCGCTTTTCAGTTCGACGCCCGCCGACGCCTGTGCCGCCCGCTGCGCACCGAGAACACGGCTGCGTTCATCCTCGATGATGCCGGATTCGTAGGCGGCGCGTTCCAGCTCCGCCTTGGCGTTGTTGTCGGCTACCTTGGCGTTGTAGTTGGCGACGTCCTGCTGCGCCTGCGCAGCCGAAATCGCGCCGATGGCGGATACCATCGTCCCGGCAATGGAAGCGATCGCGCCGAGGCCAGCGCCAGCCGCAAAGATGCACAAGGTCAAGCCTCCCCGTCGAAAAAGCGCGCAATCATCAGCCGCTCACCCTATGTTCATAGATCATGCCGAGGCAGTGGAATGGCGTAGGATCCGAATGGACCATCTTCAGCCGCTTGTTGCGCTCCCATTTCATCGCAATCGGGACGCGCACATCGCCGGTGTAAAGCGTCGTCGCATCGCCGAAATTGCCGTCATTGTCGATCGAGTCGGCATAGGGAAGCGTCTCCTGCGTCCCGTCCGCAGGCCCGATCGTGCCGTTCATCGACCGGTTGAGGCGCACAAAAACTTCCGAGGTATGGCCGAGCCGGGTTTGCGCCGTGCCACCCTGCGCGGCAGCTTCAGGCGACAGGCTCTCATAGGTTGACGTGTAGGCCAGCCCGACGCAGGCGACCGTCACTGCCGTTCCGACCGTGATCGCCCCGCTCGCGACCGTGTACGGGCCCTGCTTGCCGGCGCTGCCCCACACATAGACGCTTTCGCCTTCCAGATGCGAAAGGCCGGTGAGCGAAGTCGTCGAGACGCCGGAATAGGTCAGATAGCTGTCGAGGAACGTGGCGCTGCTCAACGTGCCATCATCGGCCAGGCCGGCGCTCAGCCGCTCGATATAGCGCTTCGTGCCGCCGTTTATCGTGCGCTTGACCAGAAGCCAGACCTCGTCGCCCGAGGTTCCCGGAATGACCGCAACGCTTTCGACCGTGACGCTAGTGCCGCCGATCACATGTTTGTGCGCCGCAATCACTTCCTGATCGCGCTCGAAGGTGATGGCGACGAGCGAGCCGTCATCCATCGCACACCAGATCAGCGCGTCCGGGTTCTGGGCGTAGGCGATTTCCTTGACGCCGGAGCGGAACAGGTGCTCCGACAACAGCGTCATGTCCTGCGATACGTAGCCATTCAACTCGAAGGAATAGGCGAATTCGCGCAGCGCGCTACGGTAGTAGTCGGCATAAAGCCCGACATTGCCGACAAGGATCGGCTGCACGTCGCCGGCCCCGAAGGTCGTTTCGCGGCGCTGCCTGAGATTGGTCGCGCTGAATACGCCGGTCGGAGAGTTCGGGCCTATGACGCGGATCGCGTTGCGCGTCCCGACGAACATGTCCGCCGACTCGGCAATCCACTTGATTTCGTTCAGAGACTCCGAACGGATCGTGACCTCAACCGCGTCGTCTTCCTGCAACGGGTCGGAAACGCCGTGATCGGTAAAGTCGTCAACCTTGCTCATCCAGACGGTTTCGGGCTGTTCCGCCGTGCGCGCCCAGCACAGCCTGCCCTCGTAGAAGCCGACGCAGGACGGCCAGCCGGTTTCATCCGACCACGCCCCGAGACGCCAGCTTGCAATAGCGCCCGTGCTCGGCAATGCCTGGCCGTAGACGCGAATGGTGACGACAGTGGAGGACGTGCGCGCGACGATCTTGGCCCATCGCCAGATGCCGTCATTGCCGAGAAGACGGATATGCCGGCCAACATCGGTCGTGGCAAATCCCGCATCGTCATTGATGCCGGTGACGGCGGACGCGGTCAGGTTGAACGCCGTCTGCTCGCTCGCCAACTGGTGCATCGAGATTTCTGTCAAAAGCGTTGCGGTAGTTCCCGCGTCGTCATTGTTGGACAGAATGACAAACCGGTATTGCTGATAGGCTACCGAATTCTGGAACGAATAGGCCTTCGTCTCGACACGAGCGAACGCGACATCCGTCTGCGAGTCGAGCACTACCCAGGCCGATCCGTTGTATCCTTCGAACCGCCATCTCTTCGGCGTGAACCGCGAGTCGGTACCGCTGGTAATGGTATATGCGTCGCAGACCCATGCATCGGTGGAATTGAAGTCATAGGTGTATGTCCATGCCGCCGCGCCGACATAGGCGTTGGTGTCCAGGCTGTCATCCTTCAGGTTGCCGAGCGCGCCGGCGGCAAGTGCGGGCGAAGTACCTCCCGATCCGCTCTTGTCGTGAAGGTCGCCGGTAGCGGCTGGCGTCAAAGTCGTCGTCGTCGTGTTGATCGGCAGATAAGGCCCGTCCTCGAACGCGACCGTGGTTAGCGTGAATGTCGTGGCGCTGGTGCGCTCGAACTGGCGCGGCGCAAAATCTGGGTGAGCGATATAAAGGACGTCGGCGGACTGCGCGAATTGCAGGTCGAAGATCTCGTCCTCGTCCCACGGCGACACCACCTCGACCGGGGAACCACCGCTTTCGACGACGCCGCCGTTCGTGTAGATGCGGATGTACAGATCGCCGAATTCGAGGATATAAGCCTGCGTGATCGAGAAGATGAACGGCACAAGCCGCACCTTCTTCGCCGAGGTCTTGACCTCGTTGATGTACTCCGTCCCGCCGCGCTTGCGAATGCCGCCAAAGCGCTGCGTGATGAAGTTTTCCAGCGTGGCGCAGCCGTTCGCATACTTGGCGATATCGACGCGGCCATAGAGAAGCGGCGAAAGCGCGCCAGCCGTGAAATTGGTCTGGATGACGGTTGCGGACGGCATGTCAGACCCGCGCGTCCAGCCATGCATCGGCATCGATGCCGCGTGGCGTTCCCTGCCGGGAATCCATCGTCCAAGCGAGGCGAACCTTGTCCTGATAGAGCTTCCATTGCTGCTCCGACAGCCCGGAATTGTCCGTCATGTAGAAGCAGATTTCGGCAGCCAGCCTTTGGGCAAAGACGTCCGTGAACTGCGCGTCGAAGCTGGCGTCGGTCGTCTCATCAAAGATGTATTCGATATCTATCGTCCCGTTCGGCGAGGAATAGTTTGTGTAGAGCCAACCGGCCTCGATGCGGTACTTGTCCTTCTCGCCGCCGTTGATGCGGACGATGCGCAGGCAGTCGGACGGCAGGTCATAGCGGTAGCCGAATTCGGTGGCGATGTACTTGTAGACCGTGCCCGATGAACTGTAGAGCGAATGACCGGTGCCGTCCTCGCCGGACAATTCGAAGGTCGTCGCCGTCTTGTTGGCGACCGTGAACGTCCGCCCGTTGATCTCGGACATGCCGATAACGCCGGCAATGTAGACCACGTCGGCGTTCGACAGCCCGTGCGCCGCCGAAGTCGTGATGACGACAGGGTTTGTCTCGCTGGCGTCCGTGATCGTGAACGTGTCCTCGGCTTCGAGGATGGCGCGCTTGATCGCGAAGCGCCAGCCGAACTCGCGCAGCATGGCAAGCTTGATGATCTCGTAGTTCACATAGAACCAGCGAGACGCCTTGTTGCCGCTGGCGCTGAACGAGGAAAGGGCGCTTTCGTGCCCGATCCTCGACAGGGCAAGGTTGGCGATCTGGACGTCCGTTGCCATCGGTCAGCCCGTCAGGTCGTGATGATCTTGGCGGTACGCAGCACGGCGAGCAGCGCGTTGACCTTGGTCTGCAGCTCCTTGATCTGCAGATTTGCAGCCGTGATCGCGGTGTTGACGGCCGTGTTGACCGCCGCATCCGTATAGGTGTTGGAGGTATCCAGATCGATCGCCGCGATATCGGCAAGCGTGCCGTCGACGGTGCCGGTGAGCGTGCCGCCAAGATCGGCGACGGCAGAGCCGATATTGATATCCGGCACGACGACCGGAAAGCCGGTAAAGACATTGTCAGCCATTGGCCTTGGTCCTTGAAAAAGAGGAAAAGGGCGGGACCGAAGCCCCGCCCAGTTGCCTTAGTCGACCACGTACATCAGGTAGCCGACGAGATCGTCGCCGCTGGCGATGGCCGTATCCTGAGAGGTAGCGCGAATGACCACGCCATCCTTGGATTCGAACACCTTGGTGCCGCCGACTGCGTTGGTCAGCGCGGATACGAGATCCTCGCCGGAACGAAGCCCGACCGCATCGACGTCGAGACCATCGAGCAGTCCGTTCGGGTCGGCTACCTGCGTCGTGCCGTCCTGCTTGGTGTACGCATCCCAGCCAAGGTCGAGCGTGGCGCTCGCCGTGGTCCAGTTGACGTACATGAAGGACGACCCGAGAAGCAGCCGAACCTTGCCGGCCGGCAGCTTGCACAGCGCAACGGACGACGTTGCATCGCCCGCTGCGCTCTGGTCGTGCGTGAAGAACGCCACGCGGACCCGGCCATGCATTTCGGTCGGGCCGACGTTCGTCTGAGGCACCGCCGTGACGTTGGTGTACTCAGTGGATTTTTCAGTGGTAACGCCCATTGTTCAGTCCTCCTTACGCGCCAGGACCGGCAGAGGTGTCGCACTCGATATATCCAACCTTCGCTTCTTCCATGCGGGTCGCCCCGACGGACATGCAGGTGTAGACATACCAGTTGAAACCCTTGTCGGGCCGCTTTGCGATTTCGGTTTTCGGCGACATGCCGAAAGCGAGTTTCATGCCGGACTTGGCCCAGAACAGAACCTTGTCGTCGCTGTTGGCATCCGTGCCGATGCGCTCGGAACGGAGGAAGGTGAAGCCCATATATTCATTGATCTGGCCGGTCGCGAGCGCCTTGACCGTGTTGTAGTCCGCCGAAGTCGCCTTCGTGGAGTTCAACAGGGATGCACGCTGGCGGGCATTCCAGATGATGAATTTGGGTTCATCCTCGTCGACCTCGTTTGCAGCAAGCAGTCGCTGCGCCTCGATGATCTTGGCGACGTTCAGCCCGAGATCGGCGGCGGAAACGCCAACGTCTCGCGTCTGCACGTCGACGATCATGCCGGTATCGAACGGAGTCTGCGTAGAGCCGTCGACGCCGGTATAGGCCGTACCATCCGCAGCGGCGATGATGACATCATCGATCTTGCGGTTGGCTGCATAGGCGGCGTTGATCGCATAGGTCGAGGTCGGGTCGATCAGCATCCTGACCTTGTCGACATCGTCCACCATGTCGCCCCACTCGTAGTCGGCAAGCGAGACGCGGCGGCGATCGTGCGGCGTGTTGACCAGCGGGCTGTCGCCGTGGCGGGTCTGCCGAAGCTGCATTTCAGTCGGGCCGATCTGCTCGAAAAAAGCATTCTTGCCCGTGATCTGCTCTTCCATCACAGCCTGGCGAATACGCGAGGGTTTCTGCTGGGAGAGCAGCGAGACGTTTGCCTTGTACTGCTCGACAAACGCCGTCGTGATTTCAAAGGACATGGTCCTTCTCCTTCAAACGGTTGAATTTTCGGGGTTTGTTTGTCGGTCAGTTGTCCGGCGTGGCCGGGCTTTCCTCGGCTTTGCGTCCCGTCGACGGCCTGTCTACAGGCTTCTTGCCGGGCCTTGCGGCTTGTCGGCTGCGGCGATGATCAGGTGATCAGCCGTATCTCTTCTGGAACAGCCTTGAGCGTTCCTTGACCGCCGTGGCGTGATAGGGATGGCTGGCATCCGTCAGCGCCTGCATGTTGTCGGCGGTAAACTTCGCGATCTGTGCATCCAGATCGTCCGGCGTGGCGACCGATGCGGCATCGCCAATCAGTTGCTTTTCGCCCTGCATGGCTACGCCCATGCGATAGAGGTCCTTGATGAAGGACGGCTTGTTGGCGAGCCCGGTCTGTTCGAGAAGCGCGAAGGTTTCCGGGCTGAAGGTCTTTTCGGCAAATCGCCACACGGCCTTGCCGCGCTGCTCATAGGCTTCGCCCCACTCGTTTTTCAACGCCGCTTCCGCGTCCGCGATCTCCTTGGCCTGCGCCAGTTCCTGGGACTTGCCGGCTTCAAGATTCTGTGTCGCGCCCTCGGCCACGAGCTGCATCAGGTCCTCGCGCACGCCCGCCGCCTGCGCCTTGTTCAGGCCGCGCTTGTGCGAGATCGCCGCAACGCGCTTGTCAAGCTCCGGATCGTAGCGCAACCCCTCGGGAACCTTCTCCGGCTCCTTGAAGCCGTAGCCGTCCGGGTTGTCCGGGCGCCCGAGCTTCTGATAGACGGCGTTCCAGCCTTCCGCATCGCCTTCCTTCGGAATGACGATCTTGTCGGCGCCGATCATCTTCTCGGCGTTGACATAGGACTTTGCCAGAGCCTCGACGGTCGTAAACTTCGATAGCGTCGGGTTGCCCCGGATATCCTCGGGCAGCGCCGACCGCCAGTCGGCCACATTGCCTTCCGGCTTGTTTACCGGCACATCTGCCGGCGGTGGCGAGGTTGTCGTGGTAACGGCCTCTGTGGTCACAGAACCCGCGTTATCCGCCGCTGGGGCGGGCGCGATTGCTTCAGTCATCAATGATCCTCTGCTATTTCGGACAGTCTCCGTATCGCGAAGCGCGCCGGGTCGTTTGCCAGCAGGCTTGCAATTTCGAGCGCCACCGACCGCTGTCCCTCGTTGAACAGCGTCATGTTCGGATCGCAGTTCTTTGGCATGGACGATGTCAGCAGGTGGCAATATTCAAGCAGGTAGTCGATCACGCGGCGGCCTTCCGGCATCCCGTCGATGATCTTGATGTCGCGCGCCACCTGCTGGCGCTTCGATTCACTCTTCATTCAAAAACTCTGGAAGGTGCCGGAAACAGCGTCCGTAATACGGCCAACTATCGGTATGTCCGCCGCACACGCACTTGATACTGGCGCGTTCGCACCTACTCAGCTCGATGCACCGCCGCCATGCAATCGACTTCCTGTGCTGCAATTCGCAGCCACGCTGGAACATCACCCCGATAAGATAGGACTTTGCCGCGACCTCATCTCCGGCGAACCGCTTCAGGACTTCCGCGTCCGCGAAAAACCCGTCAACCTTGGCGGATACCTTCCAACTCGTTTCCGTTTCCCGGAACCGGACCCCGCTGACCCTTGCCTTGATCCACGGCGTTGGATAACCGAGGATCGTATCCAGCCTCTCTCTTTTCATGCGCCCTGCCCAGCCACAGCAGCCTCAGCGAACGCCTTGGCCCCGGCCCCCGACTTCTGGAAGGCTTCCGCAGCGGCGACCGCCGCCGGCACTGCCTGCGCCATCTGCTGCTGCTGCTGTTTGGCGGCGAATTCCTCGTCATCGAGGATCAGATCGGCATCGACGTTCATCTCGCGCGCCATCCATTCAAGGAAGCCATCCGAATTGAACCGGCCCATGATCGACGGATCGAACTGCGACATCTGTCCGGCGATCGTCAGCATGTTGATTGCTGCGTCGACCTTCTGCGCCTTCTGCGACTGCGCCAACGGCGAGATGTATTCGACCGTGTATTCCTGCCCGTCGAGTTCCGGCGGCTGCTTTGGAAAGACCCCCTGACGCAGGAGAATGCCGAACACACGCCGGATCAGCGGCCCGAGAAGTTCCGTTTCCATGCGGCCCACCACAGGCCCAAGCAGCCGCATCGCCTGTTCGACGATCTTCGAATACTCGTAGGCCGTCATCTGCTTGTCCATCGCGGGCTGCATGATATCGGCATAGAAGGTCTTCAGGATGCGGTTGCGCAGGTCCTGCATCATTTCGAGGCTGATCGGGATGTTCGCCCCGGTCTGCAACGGCGCGATCTCGCGCTCGCCGCGATAGAAGTTCAGGCCGCCCGGAATGGTGCGAACCGGCCCAATCATCGCATCGTCCGGCACGAGCAGCGGCGGATCGACGATCTTCTGCGCCGCCCGGATCGTCGTCTTCATCATCTCCTGAAGCATCTTGACGTCCGGCAGCGCCGTCATGGCAGGGGATCGCCCGTAGCGCTCGCCGGTCGCCTTGTACCAGCGCGGAACAGCGTAGGGGAATTCCTCAAAGCCGCCTTCCTGCAACGGCTGGCGCGACTTCTTCTCGATGTAGATCGAGGCCCATGGCAGATTGTCCGCCGTCTCCTTGCCCGGATCGCGATCCGCTCTCGGGTAAACCGCGTGCAGTAGCTCAACCGGCTCGTCGAACTTGCCGTCGCGGAACTTCTTGCGGATTTCCTCACTGACCTTGTCCGGCCATTGCTGCACCACCTGGCGCACGCCCCACGAAAAGGAACGCAGCACCGTGTCGACCAGCCCTTCGGAATTCTCATCGATCACGCATTCGCCCAGGAAGCGAGTCTGGAACAGAAGGTTTTCCTTCTTCCCGACGCCGATGAACATGATCCCCGTACCAAACGCGCCCATGTCCATGTAGAGTTCGTGCAGGTGCGAGGTAATCGACGAGTCCGGCGACTGCATCTTGGCAAAGATGATGTCCTCGACATCGCCCAGCCATTCGCGCACCGCGTCGATCTCGTTCAGGGCCGCGTTCGTGGTCCGAATCGAGAACCATCGCGCCGCCGGATTGGACGCGAACCCGTGCAGGCCGGATGCCAGCAATTCGAGCGCCTGAACGCCCGTGCCGTCGTAGACCTGCTGCATCCGCTTGTCGCCTTCCGTGCGCATGACGTTGAAGGCCGCACGGCGAGGGAAAATAACCTCTGACACTTCCTGCCAGTGTTCCTCCCACAGGCCGCGCGCGCTCTTCAGCGCCTCATAGCGTCGGCAAAGCAGTTCTGGGGTCATCAGGCGGCGCCCAGCGTCTTCTTTTTCGCGGTCGCGGCAACGTCCTCGTCGCGCAGGCGCGTCAGGATCGTGTCACGGCGTCCGAAGCTGTCTGCCAGCGCGCGGCGCTGCGAATTGACCGCCTCGAAGTTCGCCATATTGGGATCAGGCGGCGAAGGTGCCGGCTTGGGATCAGGTATCTTTACGCGGCCAAAGCACATCGGCGTCGCTCCTTGTCCATGCGAATTGCAGATAGTCGGTTCCGTCGCGGCCATAACCGCGCAATGTCCCTTCGACCGTCGCCCCGCAGGCCGTCAGCCATCGGTGCGCGTCGATGTGATCGATGCGGCTTTCACATTGCAGCCTGTGCGCGCCGCGATCCATGATGTACGGACGCAATACACGGATGCCGTATTTCGTGATCGAAATTGCCGCCTTCGGCCAGTCCTCGGTGCCGAAGGACCAGATGGCCCATACGCCAGCCCATAGCGGGTTGACGCCCACGATCGACGCTGGCCTGCCGTCAACCTCGGCGATCGCCGCCTTGCCCCAGGTGGCAGCGATCAGGATTTCCCGCGCCAGCAAATCGGGATTTGAATGATTGCGTAGCCCGTAGATCTCTCGTGCGTCGATCGCCCGCATGTTGCAGCACAGCCATGTGACCGCCGCAGCGCTGATCGGCTTGATCAAAGTTCCTGGTAATCCATTTCGGCGCGCGCTTGTTGGTTTGCCCGCCGCGCCGCAGCATCAACGTTGAAGATGTCGTATTCGCCGATCGCCACCGCTTGCCCAGATACCTTGCGCATCCGATCCGAGATCAGGCCGGGAAACAGGTCCGTCATCGCCCAGACCAGCGCATCCAGCCGATCGGGCGAATAGCCCTCGGCCTTGCGGTCGAAGTCCGATGTGAACGAGCACATGCTGTCCTCGAGTTCGGGGAACTCGCCGACATGACGCACCCTGCCGCGCGCATAGAGCGCCGCGATCGGTTCGGCCCTGATGTACTTGCCTCGCGTGGCCTTCACCAGTGTCACGGCCGCGTTCGGGTTCTGTGATCGGATGGTTTCCTCGACCATCTCACCGCCCTGGTTCGCCTCGGCCACGATCCTGTCGGCCTTGTAGTTGTGATAGAGCGTCAGCGCCACGCGCGCCCATTCGTGCGGCTTGTATATCCCCGAACCATCGGCAAGCACAAAGCCCTGTCCCTTGGCGTCGGTAGCGGCCACGATGATGCCGGTTTCGTTCGATCCCGTCTCGCTCGATATGGCCGGATCAACGGCCACCACGACGCGCCGGAAGTCAGGCAGATCGGCTTCCTGCACGACATAAAGCCGCGCATTGTCGATCATCTGCCGCGTCCACAGAGCGTCAGCACTGTCACCGGAATACTGGCCGAGAAAGAAACGATCCCGCTTTGCCTTCGGCAGAAGCTTCAGGCCCTCGATGTAGGCGACGTCCAGATTTTCCGCGTTGTCATACGGGTTGACCACCGCATAGACGTAGTCGTCCCGCTTGACCGCCCGCTTTTCCAGCGGCTCGATGCCCTGCACGAACAGCTTATGCGTCCAGTGGCTCTGCGTCGTCGGGTTGAGGTCGATGTAATTCTTGAGCGGCAGGTGATCGCTGCTGCCGACCGTGACCGGCACGCGCTGCGCCAGGCGCGTCATCAGCGTCGTGTGCGCGTCGTAACTGATCTCCGATGCCTCGTTTTCGTAGATGGTCGCGTATTCGCGGCCTAGAACCTTGTCGATGCGCTCCTTGTCGTCCAGACCGGCGCACCAGACCTCTGAACCATTAGCGAAGCGGAAATAGCCGTCTTGCTCAAGCCAGCGATATTGCGCTTCCGGGTAGGCCAGCTCCATCACCTTCGGGAATGTATCCTTGGCGATCGACTGCTTGACCGCGACATTCGTCTTTCGGAAGATGCCGTGCCGCGATCCATCCGCCCGCAAGGCCCGCGTTGCGATGGCGTAGCAGAGCAGGAACGTCTTGCCCGATCGCGAGCCGCCATAGAGCAGACAATGCGAGGCGGAGGACTTCAGAAGATCGAGAAGCGACGACTGTCTTTCGGTCAGTTTGAAGGTCAAAAAACTGCCCTTTCAACCACAGGATGCTGTTTTGCCCGTGACCGAGGCCATTTTAACGCCTCAACTTCGTATGGACTGCAACCAGCGGTCTACAGATCCGCCGCATCCTTGGCGATGGTGACGATCTGCCCGGAATGCGTCGTCTCGCGCCGCTCGGTGTAATCCTCGCGAAAGCGCGCCTGCATCGTCGTCTTCCAGACCGCCGCGTTGAAGTCCTTCAAAAGCAGGCCGGCAAAGCCCAGTTCTTCAAGCTTTGCCTGCATGTGAGCCTTTGCGCGCGTGAAAGCTTCTAAGAATTCCGGATTCTGTTCCGCCCAATTATCGATCGTCTGCCGGGATATGTCGAAATGCGAGCACATCTGCGCGACGGACTTTCCCTCTTTGCCGAGGGCAATCACGACCTCGCAATAGGACGGATCGTATTTCGTCGGCTGGCCTGGACGAGACATTAGACCTCCGAATAGCCCGCATAGTAGACGTTATTCGTGTGCGCCGTGCAGTTGAGCCGGAATGGCAGCTTTGCACAGTTGCGCGTATCCCATGAATAGGTCCCGTCAGCGGTGAACGTCTGAAGGATGATCCACGATGTGTCTGGAAGCTGGACCTCGACATTGACCGAGGCCGTCCCGGCGAAATTCAGCAGGAACAGGACACGCTGGCCCGTGATCGTGGCTGACTGGCCTGTGCCGGTAAAAGTGCCTGTTATCTGCGTCATGTGAGTTTTTCCTGATGGGATGCCCCGGCGTCAGCGAATGGTTCCAAGCCGCGAGCGTGTGACCTTGCCTATAGCCGGGATCAAGGTCGGAAATCGGCGCTGGAAACGAAAAACCCGCCGACGCGGTTTCGCGGGCGGGTTGCTGGCACACGTAGCGCCAATACGCATCTGTATAGGGGGTTTCGTCGCGAATGTAAAGATCACACCAACCGCAGGATCTGCGCCAGGCCGCGCAGATCGATCTTGAGCGCCGC